CTGGAGGTGTTATAGGCGCTGAACCTGTGTTAACTTCGTTCCAGATTAAAGCACTACCAGATCCTTGGTTCATAGTCAAGCTTAAACCTGTAAGCTGTATATCTATATGTATTACAATATTAAATGCTGAAGAAAGTCTTACTTCTGCTGGTATTCCTGTGAGAGGAACTTCTTGACCAGGAACAGCTGTAACAGTTCCTAATCCAGCTGTCATAGCTTGACCTGTTGGAGTTGCACCAGCACCAGCTTGCCCTGCAGCTGTACCTAAAGATGCAATCATGGCTTCTCCAGTGAAATTTGCATCTGGAGCAGGGTCTACATTACCAAGAGTTGCTTGTGCTACGTTTAAAGTATTAAGAGTTAAATTTGCAGATCCGGTAACTGTTTCATTACCTAAAGCTGCTGTCATTGCAATACCGGTTACAATTGCAGTTGCAAATTGACCTTCAACACCCCACGCATTTACATTCCAACCTTGTCTACCCCAACCTGTTTGGTTAAACGCGTCTATAGTTCCAAGACCCATAGACATTGCGATACCTGTAGCCATTGCATCAGGACCAGCATCAGCTGTTCCTTCGGCTGCAGTTAATGGTAAACCTGATGGAAATACTTTTGTTTGAATATCAATGGTTGGAGAACCAAGAGCAGTTGTAATAAGTTGATTATTATTTGTAGATGGACCAGTAGATACATCGATGGATGCTACAACACTTCCTAAAGTAGCTGTAACAGCATCACCGGGAGCTATAAGATTTCCTGCAATGCCCCATGCAAAATCATTCCAGCCAGCTCTACCCCAACCAAGATTAATTTCACCAACAGTGGTTTCGTCACCTAAGGATGCAGTAAAGGCAATACCCGTAACTGTAAAAGTAGGGTCTGCTAAATCATTCCATTGGTTCTGACCCCAAAAGCCGGCACCCCAAGTTCCTGATCCACTCATAGGAGTTTA